GAACGCGATCCTGCAAATGTCTTCAGCGCTTGATGAGCAAAACGTACCGGAAGATGGTCGCTGGCTCATCATTTCACCTCGTGATCGTCAGTTGTTGATGCAAACAGACATTGCCCAAGCCTACTTCACAGGCGATCAGTCAAGCACCATCCGTACCGGCAAAATCGGTATGTTGGACCGCTTCACTGTCTATGTGTCCAACTTGTTACCTAAAGGCCAAGCGGCTAAAGCGCTTGTTCCCGGCCTTTCCGCAACATCGTCAGGTGCTTCAGTGACTAACGCTAAAGCTCGCCGCATGATGGTAGCCGGTACAAGCACAGCTTGTTCGTTTGCTTCGCAAATCAGCAAAACTGAGCCGTTGCGCAACCAAACTGACTTTGGCGACATCGTTCGCGGCCTAGCCGTATATGGACGCAAGGTTGTTAAGCCAGAAGCGCTCTGTACCGCAATCGTCGGCGCAGCCAGCTAATCACTGACCTAACGGGAGGGGGAGTAATTCCCCTCTCACAACCACAAGGGGGTTAGTGATGGCTACCATAAAAGTAATCGACGTGATTTCCCGCGTCGAAGCGATCTTACAGGATACAAACATTCGCTGGCCTCGGACAGAGCTTCAGAAGTGGTTGAATGAATCCTACCTTAGCATTGTGTTGCTGCGTCCTGACGCAAACGCAAAATGCGCAACCTTTACGTGCTCACCGGGAACTAAGCAGGAATTAACTAAATCTAGCGGCGGTTTTCCGTCAGCGCTGCGCCTTCTCGATATTACCAGAAACGTCTTTTCCGGTTCTCAAAAGAAAGTCGTGCGAGTGGTCTCTCGAAGTGTTTTAGACGACCAACGTCCCAGCTGGCACTCAGAAACACAAAACGACAACATTCAGCACTACACATACGACCCTAGAATACCGAAAGAGTTTTATGTGTATCCCCCCGCTACAAACGTGGCTCAACTAGAAGTCATCTACGCAGACGCTCCGGGCGCTCATGCGATGACAGAAACGCAGCTCGACCCGGCGAACAACGACAACGAAGTAATCCTGCTGGACGACATCTATTTAAGCCCGATTACTGACTGGATTTTATATAGAGCTTACTCAAAAGACGCAGAATACGGAGCTAATGAACAACGCGCTGCTGCTGCGTTTCAGACCTTTAATGCGGCTATTGGAACTAAAACACAGGTGGACGCGGCAGTATCGCCGACACCGGGAAGTTCGGTGACGTAGATGGCTACTGTAACGTGGGACAAATTTTATCCATACATCCAGCCCTATTTGTCGGGTTGCCCAGAAATAGTGATGGAGTCGCACTTACAAGAAGCGAGTGCTAAGTTTTTAGAGCGAAGCGAAGTGTGGCGCTTCGAGATCGAAAAAGACTTCGCGGTTAAAAACGTTGCGGAGTATCCTATTTTCTTACCGTCGAACGAAGCCGTCCTAGAAAACGTTTACGAATTAATTTTAGAAGGTCGACCGCTTAGACGAGTGACAGATCGTCATTTAAATTCGACAAGATTTGAAACGAACTCGACACCCACCGGGTACGCAATCTACCAAGATGCGTCTGTTAGGTTGTACCCTACGCCCGACCGTAAATATACGTTTCGCGGGTGGGGCGTTCTTAAAACAAAGCTGACGGCTACCGGCGTTGAGGATTGGATTTATCAGTCTCACGGTCGCTGCATTTCTTACGGAGCTATCGCGCAGCTTGCGTCGGTGCCTAACAAGGAATGGACGAACCCTGAGTTGTCTATGTACTACCGCCAAAAGTTTTCCAAAGAAGCAGACGATGCGAAGGGTAGAGATTATCGCCGTGTCAGCACCAGAGTTCAAAGTCAAAACTTTGAAGGTCGTCGGAGGAGAGCATAATGGCTACATCATTTAACTACGTTCAAGGCGACACTGGCCCTCAAATTAAGCTCTCGTTTACTGACGAGGACAGCAGTACAGCTTCCGACCTAACAGGCGCGACGGTGACGCTCCACTTTAGAGCCGCAGGCGACGAAGCGGTTCTGTTTTCACGAACGCTTTACGTCAATCCCGATACTGCTGATACCGGCGTAGCGATTCTCCAGTGGCAGACCGAAGACCTCAATCAAGAACCCGGTGTGTACGAGGGCGAGATCGAGGTTGTTCGTTCTACGGGGTTGCGCGAAACCATTTTTGACATCCTCAAGTTTAGAATACGCGAGGATTTTGCATGAGACTCAAGTCCGCAGTCCTAATAGATGCTCTGAAAGTTGCCGTTACGCAGCTTCGGACAACTATGTCTGCGGCTGACTACCAAGGGTTAAAAGTAAAAGTTGAGAGCGGTAACTTTATTCTGTTTGCCAGTCTCTTAGACAACCTGCATGTCAAAGACGGCATTGGAGCCGAAGACGGCTTTGTGTTCGAGTTCTTTAAAGCCCTAACCGACAGTGCAGCGGCAGCTGAAAACGCAACCTTTCACTTTTTTAAAGCGCTTTCTGACGTAGCTGATATTTCCGACGATGAGATTTTCTCGTTTTTTAAAGCGCTGGTTGATCCTGTAGGTGTAAGCGACCCGATAGCCAAGCATGTGTCTAAGCCGACCGTAGCTGATGGGTTTGCCGTTTCAGACGACGACGTTCTAAACACAGGCAAAGTATTTTTTGAAACGCCCTCCGCTGCCGAGCAGATAAACACAAAAGCCTTCGGGAAAAACGTCGAGGACGTTCCAAGTGTTGCAGAGCAGATTACACGTAAAACTTTTACGAAACTGTTAGCCGACGACGGGCTTGTTCAAGAAGCGTATTCATCTGAGCTAGGGAAACCTTTTGCTGACAGTGCGACTTTCGACGACAGTGAATTACGCCTGTTTGGCAAAAACGAGCTTGAGACAATAACGTTTGATGATCTGGATGTTTTTGCGGTCGATAAAGTTTTAGAAGAACTTCCAACCGCGCTGGACCAGTACGCTTCCTCGTACAACAAACCTTTTAACGAACTTGTATCTTTTACAGATGACGTCGATGGCACAGCTTCTTTGCTCGATGACCAAGAGATGCAATTTACTAAAGTAAAAACCGATGCTGCGAGTTTAACAGACAGTTTTTTCCGTCTTGTAGCGTTCGATAGAGATTTTACCGAAACACCAGTAGCGCGCGAAACACACGCTTTTGGCTTTGGGCGACCGTTGGCAGACACGCTGGCGGCACTAGAAACTCATGCGTTTGATGCGGGCAAGCCTCTGGCTGAGACACCTGCCGCCTCTGATGCGTTCGTGTACGCAGCGGGCAAACCGCTTACTGACACGTTCTTGGGTACGGAACAGATAGCGAAAACATTTGCTAAGGCACCTTTTGCTGACAGTTCTAGCGTCACTGACACTGATCTTATTCAATTTGGAAAAGTGCCATCTGATCTGGCCTCGTTAACCGACGCGGGGTCACTACGAAGTCAAGGTTACTGCGACTTCACATATTTTGCGGAAGACTATGTCGGTGCTTCCCGAACCTTTACCTAGGAGATAGGCATGATTAACGAAAATCTAAAGCTATCCGGTCAGCTGAACATCGTCCTAAAGGACAAGGCCGGGAACGTAAAAGAAGAGCGCGAACTCAAAAACCTCGTGGTTAACGCAGGATTGGCTTACATCGCTTCTCGCATGACCGGCACGGCTAAGAGCGTAATGTCTCACATGGCACTCGGGTCAGGCACAACAGCAGCAGCTGCAAGCCAAACAGACCTCGTGTCTATTTTAGGCTCTCGTGAGGCGTTGGACAGCACGACCATTTCGGGCACCAACAACGAAAAAGTTGCGTATGTCTGCGGGTTTGAAGCGGGTGACGCGACAGGCGCGGTTACTGAGGCCGGTATTTTTAACGGCGCATCTTCTGGTGACATGCTTTGTCGTACAGTTTTCAGCGTAGTCAACAAGGCTGCTGATGACACGATGACCGTTACTTGGACGATCACATTGGCTGCAAGCTAACTAAATAGAGGGGTGAATCATGGCTACTATTGTTACACGATCTGGCAAGGGTTCGCCCCTCACGAACACTGAAGTCGATGCGAACTTTACTAACCTTAATTCTGATAAGGTAGAAACCAGTTCGATTTCAACTTTTGGCGCGTCGCTCGTCGACGATGCTAACGCAGGCGCTGCGCGAACGACGTTAGGGCTTGGGTCTATCGCGGTGCAAAGCACGGTCAATAACAACGACTGGAGCGGCACCGATCTTACTATCGTCAACGGAGGCACCGGCGCTTCCTCGGCGGCAACTGCACGAACAAACCTAGATGTCGACCAAGCCGGTACGGCTCTGGCTCTAGCAATAGCATTGGGGTAAGCCATGGCAAACGTATTTAAAAACTACACGACGGACGGAGCCGGTACTTCCTTAGCGACGGTTTACACGGTTCCCTCCTCTACAACCGCCGTCATTATCGGCGCTAATCTAGCAAATGTAACTGACGCGCAGATAGAAGTGGACGTGTTGCTCGGAAGCATATATCTTGTAAAGGGAGTACCGATACCGGCTAACACCGCGTTCTCGATGCTCGACGGCAAAATTATCGCCGAAGCTGCCGACACGATTAAAGTTCAGTCCGATACAGCTTCTTCAGTTGATGTAGTTCTATCAGTTCTGGAGCAGTCGTAATGGCAGGTTATCTCGGATCACGCCCAGTCATCGTACAAGTCGATGGCTACCAACGCGAAGAAAGTGAGTCTCGCTACGTTAATGTATCGGGAGACGATTTCAGCGGCCACCTAGATTTTGTGGACGACGCGAAAGCACGGTTCGGGAGTAGCGACGAGCTACACATCTACACAGAAAGCTCTGGTAGCGGCCACAGTTACATTCAAGGCGATAACATAGTTATTCGCTCCGCAGCCGGTACAGCCCGCCTAACAGTCACGTCGAACGATGTTGATGTGTCGTCAGGGGCGCTGAAGGTTGGCGGCAGCACAGTTATCGACAGCAGCCGTAACATGTTAAACGTTGGTACGTTTAGCTCAACTGGTCAATTACAAGTTACCAACGGCAGCGTCACGTTAACGGGTGGCTATAACGTCCAATGGGGCACAGGCTACTCAAATGGCGACCCTGCTATCTGGGGTAACACAACCGCAAGCGCCTTACGCTTTGCGCCAACTGGGTCAACAGATGGCGTTGTCGTAGAAGTGGACGCTACGGGTTTGGACGTTGCTGTAGGCGGCCTTTCTGTAGGCGGCACCACAGTAATTAATAGTAGCAGGGGAGGA